TAGCATATTCGGAAATATTATTGGCACGTTTAGGACTACCTTTCTCCCAACCTGGACGGGTTTTAAATTCAGTACGGAAGTCGGTAATATATTCGAGAACTTCTTCTTTAGCAGCACCGTTAAGAACCTTAGTAAGTACTTCACTTAAAAAGTCTTGGATGACTACAGGAGTATCCGATCTCTTTAGGTCAAGACCCATGGCTTTAATCTTACCAGGGCTGCCTTCTGTGTCTGCTCGTTTACCTTCTTTGTCGTAGTAGAGGACTGCATATCGTTTTTTGGTAATGAATAGTCCTTTGGAAGCAACAATCTCGCGACCTGCCTTGATGACTTCACCTCTGACTTTCGGACAGTGGAATGCGTCTTGCATAAACTTTGGGAATGTGCCATTTACTTCTTCTCCTATGCTATCATAAAGATCAATAATATTTTCACGGCTCCAAGGAATTAATCCTTTTTCAATGTCTTTCTTCAGCGTACTATACGCAGAAAAATAACAAGAGTCTGTATCACCATAGATAATTGCTTTACCAATGTGATCATTCTCTCCGGTAATAATTTCATTTACTTTCCCAGCCATATGACGAGCAACGGCTCTGCCGGTAAGAGTGGTGGATTGGCCAATACGATTATCAAAGAACCTGCAACCAGGGTTAAGAATAGCACCGTATAAGCTATTAAGGTTAATCTTTTTAACCAGTTGACGTTTGTCCCAATATTCTTCTTCAATTTTATTTCCTGCCTGAATACATTCTTTTAATTTAGCCTGCATGTCTTTACGCTCTGCATACCAACGTTTTAACAGTCCAGGAATGATACCTTCTTTTTCGTAAGTAAAGATCGTGCCGTTAGCTGAAAGCATCCAAGGTTGATTACTTTCAAAAATTAAGTCGTAGGCTTGAGCAGCACTTAGAGTATCATTGCCACCGTCTTCCCAATCAATGGTAATTTCTCGGCTCACTTCACGATTCATTACAGCAGTATATTCTAAACTACCGAACACACCTTCCCACGCACTGGCAAAAGATTTTCCTTTGCCTATTTCTGCTGCAATAAAGTCTTTAGTGCCGTCTTGACGTAACTGTCCAACAATGGTTTCTGGCCCCATGTTAAGCGCACGAATCGCACTTGGATATAGAGAGTTAATATCTAGTGAACCGATCCATTCGTGGATACCTTTCTTTGGATAAGCAACATACGCACCGGCCGCTTGATTACTTTCATTAGGATCACGTTGTACACGATTAGGAACAATAAGTCCACGGCGATGTGATTCATTAATAATCGCCTGCTCAGTAACTGCCACAGCTCCCATGGTAGTCTGTAGTAATACAGTACATTCATGTGCCAGTGTGTTGGCAAGAGCTAAGAATTTAAGTTTCTTATCTAGCTTATCAAGCAACGCACAGTCTTGTCTGTTGTACTCAATAAACTTACGGAAATCATTGTTGTATAATTGATCAAGTGTGCCTTCGTAGACTGTTTTGTTTTCGCCAATCTCCATTTCACCGATAGCATCTAATCGATAGGTATGGCGTTCTTCGTAAGTGTATTTTCTATATAGTTCTAACGAGTCTAAGTGTACACGCCCAATTAAGTCGTATGTAACTGCACTCTTACCATACTTTTCATATTCGCGTTTCTTAGGATATTGATTCCACAAACAAAAACGTCGAGTATCTTCTTTTGACAATACTTTAGTAACACGATTAACTGTGTAGGGAATATCAAAGCCTTCGCTGTTCCAGCCACTTAATACATCTGCATCTTCAATTAAGTTGAGAAACGTATCTAACATTTCTCCCTCTGTCTCAAACAACATAGTGTTAGGAAATTCCGCAACCTGTTTAGTTGCTTCTTCCATTGATAGAGTTTTGGGAGGTAATGCTAGACAGACCATAGTGTCCATCCACTGTAATTGAACGGCAATCGCAGTGATTGGCATAAACGCATCTTCTGGTGATGCGTAGCCACGTTCTGGGTCAAAGTCAACCTCAATGTCGAACCACGCTACATTTAGTTTTGGTGCGTCAGCATTTAGATAGTTGTCTTCTAGACAACGATAAATTGGATTGATGTCACTTTCAAATAATCGTTTGTTGCTGTGAATCGCAAGTTCTTTACGATGTTCTTTAACATTCTTGCTGGTAACACGACTTAACGGTTCACCTTTAATTGAAAGATATTTACCCTTTGGATCAGGATAATAGAAAATATGCCTTGCAGGATATTCTTTGTAATGACGATTTCCCTTGTCATCACGTTCAACGACATTAATAATGTCTTGCTCTCTATCATAGAAAGCGTCTACGTAACTCATGTATTCTCCATATGTGACTTACGGCTCACAAATACCAATGTGCGGTTTATGGCCCGCTGACCTTGCTTATAAATTACTTATCATCCTTGTGTAGGCAATGACATCAATAGTGGCGATCAACAGATAGTTAGCAATCATACCGGTTGATCCACGGGTCCAGGCCGCCCATCCAAATACTGTACACTGTATAACAAACAACGGGTATAGGTATATAAAGGGAGGGGTGGGTAGTGTATAGCCCATCCAAATCGTACAGCCAATGCTCATAAACCACGCTAACAATTCTAATACAAAACGTACAGGATGTGTAGCGTAGTCTTCTTTAATCCAATCAATAGTTGAATTAAACATTAATCAAGTCGTTTAGTGATGTCAAGAATAGCTTCAATCTCTTGCCAATCTTCATCGTGTGATTTGAAATCACCTTTGTGAGCAATTTTAATTGCACGGGTGATAATGCTTGGTTTAATTTGGAGTTCTTCTGCAACTGCTTTTACGGTTTCTTTAAGACCTTCGTTGAGATCTTCTACTTCACGAAGTACATTTGACCCTTCGTTGATTAATCTTTCGAGCTTTGCTTTTTCTTCTGGACCGTACATTTTAGTCATATAATAAATCTCCTTATACGACTATTATACAGCCAACAAAAAAGCCAGTCAACCTAAGTTGCTGGCTTTTGAGTTAATTTGGTTAAATTATTTTTGTTCTGCTAGCACGTCATACATTTCAAATACACCACCCATACGCTCGTATACTAGACCAGCATATAAATCAGCTTTGGTGCTTTCTTGGAATTTAGATTTAGCAACACGTTGTGCCCAAGCAAACAATTCCTGATCCACTGCATCAATTTGTTGTTGGCCACCACTTTCTTGAACTAGTTGAACCATGTCTTTGAAAGTTAATTTTTGTTCTACTGATTCTTTAACTGGACGCTTTTTGCCTTTTGGCATCATTGCACTTTCAGTCTTCTTGGCAATGGCTTTTTGTAATCCAGGAGGAAGTTTTTTCTGTTTATCTGAAAGACCTTTTTTATCTGTGGCCTTGTCGTTGCCTTTTTCGCCAGCAGCTTTTTTCATTGGCTCTTTCTTGTCGCCGTCTTTGTCAAGGTCTAAAAAGTCTGGCTTAGCAGCTTCTTTCATTGGTTTCTTTTTAGTATCTTTCTTTTCGTCTTTCTTAGCTTCTACCATTTTGGCAAACTTGCCTTTGAAAGCTTCTGCATCAATAGATTCTTTTTTAGCTTTTTTAGCTTTTTTATCTGCTGGATGCTCATCAGCATCCGGATCTGTATCTTTGTCGTCGGATCCACCGTATACACCTGGAGCAGCTTTGTGAATGATACCTGTTTTAGTTTTAGTAACTGTGCCGCCTTTAGCAGTTTTGTTACTATCACCAACTTTCATATCTTCAGCAACTGCTTCGTCTTTCTTTTCTTCAGCTTGTTTTTTAGCTTCGGCAACGTAAGTAGTACGGCCGCTTAGAACACGAAGTTGTGCATCTTCATTAAGCTGTACACTTTGTGGTAATTCTGGGGCAGCAATAGTTTTAACTTCGTCGTTTAAACTGCTGATCTTGCTAATAATTGATTTAAAGTCCATGTTCGAGTCCTTGGGGTTCGTATTGTTATTTATCTTTTAATCGCGTTGCCTTCACCAAATAAACTAGTTTTCATATCTAGTGCATTATCAGTGGGCTTGACTTTTTTAGGCTTAGGCTGCGGTGGTGCTTTAGTGCCGCCTGGGCCTCCGGGTTCGCCTATATAGCTCTTTTTGCCACGGGCTTTTCCGGGGCTGAGATGGGGTGCATCAACTGTGGCAATATTACCCGATGATGTAGCACCTGCTGTAGCTGATTCTAAAATATCTTTAATTTTCATGATAGTGTATTTATTTCTTTTTACCGCTCTTCATGTTAGCACACCAATGC